GCACCGACACCTGCACGGTCGACGCGATCTGGGTTCTCTACGGCTCGGATCGTGGCCCGATCACCAAGGCCACCGTCACGCGCGGTACGCCGGCGTGAAGAGCGGAGTGAAGAGGGGCGGGTTCAGCCCGCCCCTCTATCGCACCGCAGTTCTTGATCGGTACTCGACAAAGGATGGGGCCGGTGAACCTGGAACTCATTGCAACGCAGGCAACGAACTGGAGCCTCGCTACCCTCGCCGAGGTCAAGAAGGCGAAGCGCATCGTCCAGAGCCTGGAGGACGACCTCCTAACGCAATGGATCGACGTCGCGATCGAGCACCTTGAGGCCAGTTACGAGATCGCGATCGTTCCTCGCGAGTGGGCTCTTTATCTGTCCGAATTCTCTTGCGCTGTGACGCTGCCCAAGCCGCCGCTGCGCTACGACCCTGCCGCGACCGCTCCAGCCAATCTGCCGGAGAGCGCGGTGACGATCTCCTACACGAGCAACACGGGGCTGCCGGTCACGATGCCTCGGTCGGATTTCTACGCGGTCAAGGAGAACATGAAGTGGCGGCTGCGCCCGGCGGTCGATTGGCCGTCGACTGCGGTCTCGCCGCGCGCCGTCAAGATCGCCTTCAAGGTCGGCTACGAGTCTGGTGACAAGGTGCCGCTGGCGATCCGCCAGAGCGTGATCTTACTGACCGCGCACTTCTACCAGCACCGCGACCCGACCTTCGAAGAGCCCAAGATCAGCATGATCGACCGCGAGACGGCGTTCGGCATCAACCGCTTGATGAAGCCCTTCGCCATTGTCCCGGCTTACGGCGGCGTCTGATGCTCGCCGGCCGCGCCAACTGCAAGCTCCGCATCCTGCAGAGGGCGCAGACGCAGAACGACTACGGCGAGAACGTCCAGACCTTTGCCCTCTGGAGAGAAGCCTGGGCGGAGTCGTGGATTGATCGCGGCGCCGAGCCTATTCAGGCCGGAGAACCCCAGGCAGCCCCGATCCGCAATTTCCGAGTGGATTGGGCGGAAGTCATGCTCCCCGATCAGGACGGGACGTCGCTGCGGGAGGACATGGTCGTCGAGGTCGAAGGCGAGTTCGCCGTTCAAGAGGGCGCTCAAGTCCCGCGGAAGTTCGACATCATCCTCATTCAACCTGATTTCGTGAGGCGCAGTTACTGCCTGATCCGGGCCAAGGAACGCCGGTATCATCAGTGATGGGCGTCCGAGGAGATAAGGAACTCGCCAGGGCATTTCGGAGCCTCGCAGCGGCGGTGACGCCCGCTGTCCGCAAGAAGGCCCGCCAGAAGGGCCTCAGGGTCGTCCAGATGGATGCCAAGGATAGGTTGGCGCTCAACGACAGCGTCGAGACGCGCGCTCTGCTCAGCAAGATCGCGGTGGATGAGTCTGGCAAGGCCAATACCTCTCTCGTGGGCGTCAAGCGCGGCCGGACCGGGCGAATGAACCGCATGCCGGCGCGATACGCTCACCTCGTCGAGTTCGGCACGGCTCCACACTTCCAGCCGAACCGCTTCGGCGGGATCATGCATCCAGGAGCCCGGCCGAAGCCGTTCATGAGGCCTGCTTTCGAGGAGAACCGAGCCGAGATCCCGAAGGCGTATTTCCAAGAGATCTGGACGGCGATCGCAACGAAGGCGAAGTCATGAAGAGCGTGATCCCGCCGATCAGAGACGTCCTCATCGGCAACGCGCCCCTCATGGCGCTCATCAAGTCCGGGACCAATCCGCCGCGGCTCTATCTGATGCGGGCCGAGCAGTTCACC